CCCGCTCGGCAGCGCCGAAGAAACGGAGGCCTTCCTTTCATTCCGCATTTCCTTGGGTTACTGTTTCCTTATCGTCCCTGGCGAACTACTCCATCTCACCTTTTAAGGGCTTTTCAGAGCCCCCCCGAAGGGTGGAGAGGGACCACGCCGTGCGTACCTTCTCGGAGGCGTCCTGGGACGCCACTCGCATAGTACCCGCCCCCGAGGGGCCGGGCCTAACTAGGCGCGTGGATCAAGTTTTCGTTCGATTCGGTGTTGGGGATTTACGACTATCCTCGCTCGAATAGCCACCAGTAACCGTCGTACTCAACGGCGGGATTTCATTTGTATGGCGCGTTCCAACGCGCAGGCGGGCCAACGTAAGAATTGCGTTGCCATCATCACGGGGGTCGTCGAGCCTAGGACGACCCAGCCACGAAAAGAATAGGCCCGGAGGCCTGTGGTTTCTCAATCTGGTCCAAAGGGCACCAGAAAGAGCGGACCCGCTCCGGAAAGGGAACAGGGCGAAGACGAAGGTCTTTGCGGACCCATCCGCGGTAGAGGCCAGGCTTGCGTCTCAATGCAAGCTTATAATTGACCCAGCAGCGTTCCAAGCTGCCGGCCTTGACCTCTTCCCACCACAAGTCCTCTGCCGACTCACGGCAGCCCCCCTGGCTGGACCAGGCGTAGTCAAAGCAGTCCTGGCGAAACTGCTCCTCCCACTTTTTTCGCATCCAGCCAGGATGCCATGAGCTGCTCGGCAGCTTCGTCCACTCCTTTGTCACGTTGGGTGACACTTTCCGGTGAAGGAGGGGGATTGGTTTCTCCGGCGCCGCGAGGTGAGCGTGTTCAGAACGGAACCACGCCTCGCGCCTCCCAAGTCCGCTCCAATGGACTTGGGAGTTATCCGCCGGGATCCCCAATCCCACCACACTCCTACCGCACGCTCGGATCGCAGAGGCGTGGCGTCGAAGCCACAGCGCCCCCACGATCGTGCGGTCAAGCCGCCTCCAGTTCCGGGTGAATCGACAGAAATCACCGGGCGAGGGTATGCGACCCTCGACCTCCTTAAGTCGAATCACCGGAACTTCCCTCACTCTGCTCCTGCCCGCGTAAAAGAACGCGGAGTTTAGGCTGAAGCACTTTGGGTCAACCTTTGTCTTACCCCTGGAAAGGGTAAGACCCAAAGCGCCAACACCTTCAGCCCAAACGTCAAATTCATGGCGCATAGCCCTAAAGACTATGTCGTCGCCGTTGATTTTGACCGGAACCGAGCGAGGGACGAGGTAACGGAAAGCGAAGTAATTCTGCATGCACAGAAGAGGGAAGGAAAGAAAATTTCCCATTAACTGGCCCCTCTTCTGAAGGTCAACAATGCCCGCAGAATACCGAATCTCAGCCCGTAGGGAGGACATCGCAAAGTCCTTTATCCCTGCTGGAACGTACCGGCTACGCTCCAGTATGTGGCTCAGAATAAACTGAGCCACTTCAAGGCTGAGATTGTCAGTGGCACCTTCGTAGTCACCACTGACGAATACTTCGTTTTCCTTCCTCTGGAAGGACTTGAACTTCCGGCCCCGAGCCTCGCCCCGCAGCAGCCACGAAGTTCCCGAGAGAACTTTGTAAATTTGCCGATGCAGCGGGCCGAGCAGAGCCGCGTGGCCACTAGCGATAGTGACCCCGCGGTTCTTGCCTGAAGTACGCACGATCGCGTATTTAACCGAATAAGGGATGGAACCAGGGCCACCGCCGAGGCAGTGGTCCTGGAACCAGTCAATCCCTTGTTCGTTAAGGTAGCGCTGGACGCCGCCTTCCGATCGTGAGTACTCCAGACAGGAGCTGGAAGTTGGAGTGTAGCTAAGCACCGTAGAACGGTAACCCTTATCCCACCCAACGGGGAAGAGCGACTCGATCTGTGACCTGATCGAATCGTAAAACCCGGAGGGCGGACTAGGGGCCGGATTACAAAGCAATCTACGGTGCTTAGCTTCCTGGCACGGGTCTGGAGGACACGGAAGCAACTTCCGTGCCAGGAAAAGGGAGCCAGCCACGGCGAGCCCTTTCCGAGGATGAAGTTTCGAGACTTCATTCCCCCAGGCGTGTGTACCACGGTTTTCAAGGAGTCCCACGCAAAACTCCTTGCCATTCTTTAACGAGGTTTGAGCACCGACAGAGGTACAATCTAAGCGGACCGAGAAAATCCGCTCCAATGTACTAGACAACTGTCGGAGCTCATGGGCCGAACGAGGCCCTAAGACCTCCAACTCACCACGCATGCGTGACTTCCGTTCGGAAGAAGCCATTTACGTGAGTCGGGGGCAACCAACGAGTGCTGGACACCAC